AGTACGACTCATGCAATGAATCGTCATACCTTCGTTGTAGACGATGAGTTGGTCAGACCGCACGTCCTCGGGGTTCTTCGTGATCGTGTCAGGAACGATTGCAATGAGTGGATAGAACTCGTACCTGTCCGCCGTCTGGATGAACGACGGGAGGTAGCCCGGATGGATGTTCTCTGCCGATACGGCCGGCGTCGTCACAGGGGTGTACTCCTCGCCACGCGCTGTGGCTCGAAGCTCATCCCACGTCGCCTGCCGCTGGTCGATTTCTGTCAGCGCGTCGTCGTACGAGTCCAGAATTGCCAACTCGATCATCGTGACGACGTTCTCTGTGCCCAACCCTGTCATCAATGCCGGACTCACTGGATCACCCTCCTCGGAAGGGGGATGATCTCTGCTTCGTCCAGCTTCTTGCCGAACTCATACGGGTCCGGCGTGAGCGCAGTCCCCACCTGCGACACGCGCGTACGCGAGCGGCTGGTGACGACTGGATTGGTGACAACGTTGAGAAGCGGCTCGATGATGGGCCACATCTCACGGGTTTCGATGAGGAGTGCTTCGCGCAAGCGATGCAGATCCTCCGCACGATCCTTGTAGGTCAGGGCCTCAGACCGTGCGCCGGCACTAATGCGCTGCTTCGACCAGTAGTCGATGCCAGGATTGATGATGGAAAGTGCGATCACCTTGCCGATGTAGTCCACGACACGCTGGTCGAGGTCATCCTGCTCAGTGACAGTAGGCGGGGTTCCGAAGAACCGCGTCAGCGCAGCCTCCACCCTTCGAGCGACCAGTTCAGCGCCACCCGTCACCTTGTCTTCGAGCGCATCCCAAGTTGCGGGAAGTTCATCCCGCGCAGTCTGCGCAATCAGTCCAGTGGGGATAGCCATGATCTGTGTCTATTCCTGACAGCTACTCGTTGGAGCGTTCCAGTGAACCCCCACCCTGATCCTTGGGGGTGCCGCCGGACGGCTTGGGCTGACGTGCGCGCCGACCGGCACGCGCCCGACCCTTGTTGCCGCCGCCCTTCATGTCGCCGGACTCCTCGTCCTTCACGGAGCCGTACGCGATCTCGGGGTCACCGGTTCCGGTGATGCCCTCGCCCGGCTCGACGCGCCCCTCTTCGGGCACGGTCCGGGTCTTGAGGCGTGCAGACGGCTTGGCCTCGGGGTCGCGCTCGTCGCCCTCTTCGACCAGATCGCCGCCGACCTTGCCTTCCTGTCGCTCGATGTTGGACTCACCGAAGCCGATCGAGTAGTCCACGATCCGCTCGCGCGGTTCGTCTCGGGTGGCCTCGTACTCCTTGATCCGCATCTGAGCGGCGGACGGGAGGACACGCATCGCGTTCACGATGTCGTCCTCATCCATGTCGTCGTAGCCGGCGAACGGCGCCCCGAGACGGACGGCGGGATCGCGCTCTGCGTCCCCGCTGGCCTTCTTGAGCCGCTTGCTGACGGCTTCGTGCGACGGATGGTCCTTGTCTTCGAGCGCGTTGAGCACGTCCGGGGTGATGTCGGCCTCATCGACCTTCTCACCCTTGTAGTACGTCTCACCGCGACCGTTCTGGACGCCGACCGTCTCACCCGTGAGCGGATCCTTGATCTCACCCACGTTGCGATGGAGGGTCAACTCGTCCACCAGCACTTCGTATGCTGCCATGTGTGTTGTCACCTCCTCCTATCGCACGTCGGCGTACAGGAAGCACTCCGGGCGCCGCATGCGGACGAGACGCCGCGATGCCTGACGCAAGAAGCGCGTGTAGACGCCGACACCCTTCATGATGACCTCGGACTGAGGACCGGGCAGAAGGGCGGTCGTGTTGTAGCCGGTGGCGATCTCCACCAGGCCGTTCGGAGTGTCAGCGATGGGGACACCACCGACACGGTAGTCCGTCGTCAGCATGACGCTGCCGACCGGCAGGAACCGCGTGTGATCCTCACGACGCTTGGAGGCGCCGACAGACGGCTCGCGGTATGCCTCGTTGACGTTGACGAACACCGTGCCCGGAGGCAGGAGGTCGAGAACGTTCTGCATGGTGGGCAAGAACGGCTGCCCGCTCGGCACGTTGAAGTACGTGCGGAGCTTCTGGTTGTTGAGGATCAGTTCCAGATCCTCGTCCGCCAGATGGATGCGGCGCATGGGAACGCCGGCATCAGTGGAGCCAGTGAGCATCCACGTCTTGAGATCGTTGATCGGATCCGAGTTCGTCGTATCCGTCCACGGGATCGCAGCCGTGGGCTTGTGGCCGGTGGGCAGCGGATAGTCGATCACCAGCGCCGTGTCACGGTACTGGTACTCGATCGTCAACTGGCCTGAGAACGCCTGCCAGCGCATCCACTCGGTCAGGCGCTCGTTGCGCCGTTCGAGGATCTGCCCGATCTCGATGAGCCGTCGTGCCTCGCGGCCGGCGACCCGCTCATCGTTGGAGTTCAGTCGCTCCCAGCGCCTCGGCGCGATGCGGTGCATCTCGTCCAAGAACGCAAGCTCCATGACCTCCTCGCGCTCCTCACGACCCGGAAGGTCCATCAGGGGCGGTTCGGCCTCGGGGGCGCGGAACTGACCAATGCCGACAGCATGCACGTCTTCGACACGCATGCTGATGTACTGGTCGTCGATGTCGAACATGGGGGCGATCTGCTCCCCAAGGAACGGCTCTGCCTCCATCTCCGTCTCGACCGGTCCGACGATGTTGTCCGTCAGGACTGCCTGGTCGAGAATGTCATCGATAACTGCCATCTATGCTGTCACCTCCTCTCTTCTACTTGAACTGACAGGTCGGGAGCGCCGTACGTGCAGCGGCGCCGTGCGTCACCCAGTCCACGATGCGATCGGCCCGGAACTGCTGGCCGTGGCACCACATCTGGGAGTCGCGGTCCGAACGATCGTCCCCGGTCGGGAACACCTCGTCCGTGGCGAGAACGCCGACGATGGCCTGACCGGCACCGCCGGTGAAGCGCTCGTACTGCTCGCTCGTCGCGTTCTTCGACAGCAGGGTGCCGGCCTTGAGGATCCGGTCACCATTGACGTCAGCGGCGACCGAAGTCGCGTCGATGACGATGGACTGCTTGAGGTCGGCATTGGCCGATGAGTACAGAACTTCGAGGTACCCACCGACCTGACGGGTGGTGCGAATGCCCCATGCCATCAGTTGTCACCTCCTGCTGCGACCGGCCGGCCACCGCTGTAGCGACGGCGGGTGCGCTTCGGGCGCTCCAAGCCGGTCGCGCTGGACAGATGGTCGGCACGCTGGCTGTGCTCGTCGTCGCTGTTCTCGACGGCTCCCGACCCCGGCTCGCGGCTGTGGTCGTCGGCCAGAAGAGCAACGTCCGACAAGTGCAGCTTGAGCTTGCCGTCGTCCTCCTTGGTCGGCAGGAGCTTGATGAACTCCCGCACTGCGCCAGCAGCGGTGATCGCCTGCTGGGTGTGGGCACCGGTTGCCTCGTCCCCACTGAGGCCGAGTTCGTGATCTGCGAGCAGAATCACGCCAGGCTCCTCATTGGGGTCAGCATCGGTATCGGAGAGATACAGCCGGCGCGTGAACTTGAGCAGGGAGATGGCGTTGGAAGCGATGTTGCCATCGTCGTCTGCGAACAGAGCGCCGAGGGACTTGATCTCCTCCTCCACCTTGTCCCGCTTGTTCTCTCGCGCAAGCTGCTGCTCTCGCGCACGAAGCGGATCGACTTCCGACAGATGCGCCGCGCGGAGTGCGTCCTTCGTCTCCTGCGGAATGTCCATCGCGTCGAGGTCTTCGAGGTATCCCACTGTTACACCTCCTTCGTTGGGTCAGTGAGTGGTCGTCAGCATGCGCCGACGCTGTTCTGCCGCTCGCCTGCGACGGGCTTCGAGGCTGTCATCAGTCATGACAACACCCCGCATGACCGGCGCCGGCTTGGGCGGCTCTTCGGGAGCCTTCGTGGACTCCCACGATGACGACGGAGCGATACGGGTGATCGTGCCGTCATCGAAGAACGAGGCGACCCACTCCTGCTTGGTCGTCTTGTTCCTGATCTTGACTGTGTTGTTCACAGCCACGTCCTCGATCTCGTAGCTGCTCGCCTTCTCACCGAACTCATCGGAGAGATGAGCAGTCAGACGCTCCGCGATCTTCTCGGGAGTCATCGAGTCGAAGTTGTCAGCGATGTGGTCGCTAGCCGCGATCATCGCTTCCTTCACGTTCTGCCAGCGAACGGAAGGAGCAAGCTCCACGCTGCCGTCCTCGGTGCGCGAGTACGGAATGAGGAGCCGCTGCATCGTGCCCTTGAAGTGCTCCGTGGCGAGCGCCAGCTTGTCGCTCACGTCCTCCACGTAGTACCAGGGCTTCTCCTGCTGCGGCCGGCCGTCATCGAGCGGCGACTGATCAGGACGCAGAGCCTCCTCCACCTGAGAGCGCACCCAGTTGAAACCCGAGCGCTCATCCCACATGACCTCGGCAGTACGGCCCGTCTCGTCGCCATCACCAGTGGAGTCACCTTCCGCGAACTGGAAGGCTTCGACCACCGGGGCGCCCTCGATCTCATCGTCTGAGGCAGCGATGCCCTCGAACGGAGCGAGATCGGGGATCCACGGGTTCTTCGTCAGGCAGACGTGATACAGCGCGGCGTTGAACCTCTTGCCGTCTGCCTTGCGGACATGATCGAAGAGGACGCCGGACGAGCAGTTGGGGATCGTGCCACGCTCGACCTTGCCGCCGATGTCCGGCTCGGTAAAGCGGAATGCACCCTGTAGGTACATCTTCCCATCGCGCTCGATGGTCCGGGTTGC